ACGATCCCTATAGTCGGTTTCAAGCCCCATATGATCTTCTGTTATAGGTAAAAGATCCATCATGGTTGACTGGTATAACTTCTACGCTCATACCTTTTTTGCCAAAATTAAGTACAACAAAGCCCATATTCCAGTCGGCTGAAGCATATTTTAGGTAACTCGCTTTATTTTTCATATCCATGAGATGACCGGCTTCTATGCCCCAAATCGTTGAATAACGGCCGTTTAAGCCAGTTTGATGCCTTACAGCACCCTGCCTATGGGTGTGGCCACAAACTACGCCCCCATTAGCCCCTGAGTGCCATTTTTTGGCTAAATTTAACGCGGTTATGCCTGCTTGTTTTGACATTACACCTTCATCGCCATGGGCAAGAAAGAATCCACGCTCAAATTCATAAGCTCTTTTGTGGAAGCGAATGCCAAGATCAGAGTAATTCATAAATTTTTCATACACTAATTCAGGTAGTCCAATCAAAGATGGAGCACCTTTAAGAAGAGTGGTAAATAATCTATCCGTATGATTCGATCGTATAATATCTGTGGTGCCTAAATCATAAAGAATATCTTGGGCTATTGATCGTTCTTCATCTAAAGTTTCTGCAAACTCAGTCTTGGTATTTTTTACCCAACGCGACTGACTGGTGAGATCCATTTCATCACCAACATTTAATACATAATCAAACTTTTCATGCTTACTCATGCGGATCAGGTTAGATACCGCTTTTGGATGGTGTAGTGGAATTTGAAGATCTGGCGTTACTAAATACCTACGGTTAGCCTTAATCGTCATCCTCATCGTCAGTTGGATCTATGGAAGGAATAATCCCACCATCGCCTACGACCCAATCAGGAAAAGTCTTATGCTCGGTCATTAACCAGAAGGCGTGTTCTGGTGTAAAGCCCGCTTTCCGAGCTGCTTTATAACATTCATGCAAAGCCATGTAATGCTGATCTATTTTGCTTAATGGCTCAGGAGAATGGCGAACTATACGCCTGTTAATCTTTTTGCGTTTAGAAGGCTTGCGTGTGTTCGCCATGATTAAAATTATGACTTACTAATTAAAATAAAGAGATCATCGACACGCTTCTCTAAGCGATTGATTTGATCCTTTATTGATGAACCACCATTAGGTCGTAATTCAGCTAAATAGGATTTAATAACCCAGCGTAGAGCCAGTAATAAAGTTGTTGTTATGGTGCATACGCCAACGGCAATAGCCACCCAATCGTTTGCAGACATTACTCAGCATTTACACCTAGATCAGTATCTTTAGGATCTAAGGCTTTGATAAGGGGTGCTACAACAGCACCTAAAAAGACAGAGTATTCAGGGCGCATATTTCCAGCAATAGCAAGTGCAACTGTAATTCCAGATGCTGCTACAGCTCTTAAATATGACTTTAAGGCAGCCTTTGATTTTTTATTAAGTTTCATATTTTTCCCCCGATTAGTGGTACTTGGAAGTAGGTATTGTCTTGATCGCCCAATTTTGTAAAGCTAACGTGAATGTGATGATCGTGCATGTTGATACCTTTGTAATCACGCCATGCCCATCCTGCTTTAGGACTTGCTATTTTGCCTTTATGAATTATGTAAGAAATGCGTTTATCGGTTTCTGCATGATCCCTGAGCTGGTCAGCAAGATAGAGCGAAAGCCCCTTTTGTGTACCCAAGTCAGAATCAATATCAATGGCTCGGACACACCCATCGATGTCTGGATTGTGATCTGAGATTCTTGCGGAATGGCGAGAATCACCCACCCATCCATCACTTTTACGATCCCGATCCGGGAACCAATCATCGATCTGCTCCCTCAGCTGTACGCCAGCTTTGCATAACCAAGGTGTCAATTTATTGTTGCCATTACCATCATGGTTGCAGTACCGGATGAGACAATCCCATAAAGAGCTTCATTATCAGATAATTGCATAGTTAACTTATCGCCATTATCCATGCGGTATCCAGTACCTGTAGTTACATCTGAATTGCCTAGATAAATGGTTCCAGATGATGAATGTAGATAAACAACTTGATCTGCTCTATTGGCTGTTACCAATAATGTAGCGGTAGTTGTTACTGTTTTTTGTGATGTATTGGGCATTTACTTACCTAATTTCAATCCTGCTGGTATTGGTTTTGAGTATTCCCACTTTTCAATGTAATCACCAAGACCATCAGAATCATTACGAAGCCTGATTGATCCATTGACTAATTCATTTGAATTTTCCAATTCAGGATATTCAGCAATTATTATTTCAGATAATGTTTTTGCCATGATTTAACTCCTAATTCCTACTGCATCAAAATAACTCTCTACTTGAATTCCGGTTGAACCTGCACTTACATTTGCATAAATTTCAATGTAATCTGTTGAACCATTTAATGAAACCTGGCAAGATCCATTTCCACCATTTGTAAATCTCCACTCAGCACCATTTTTATAAACAGCCACAAAACATTGTGTTGGTAAATTTACTGCTGTCCATATTGCAAAATTTACTTGATAATAACCAGCAATTTGTGGTGTAAAGCGATAATTTGTAGTTGAATCATAAGCACTACCTGTATCCCAACTTTCGGTATTAAATTGAATTTTTGTCCAAGTGCTTGCTGAAATTGTTTGTGTTGAACCACGCTTGGCTGAAAATGTTGGAAAAGTAGTGCCTCCTGCGGCGGCTGCCCATTTTAATCCTAAAGCTGCAGTTGAATCAGCAGTTAAGATTTGACCATCTGTGCCAATAGGTATTCTGGCATTTGTGGTGTTATAGCCATACAAATCACCTTTAGTAGTTAATGGTGAACTTCCACTTGCTTGCACAATATCAAAAAATATAGCAGTACTTGTTGAAGTGAAATATAAAAATCCACCTTCCCATTGAGTTAATGCTAATGATCCAGCGGTATTAACTGATGCTGTACCGGCGGTAATTGTGCAAGTACCACTACCAATATTCTGTATTTGAACAGAATCACCAGCTGCAAATAATGCTGTATTAACTGTGATGGTTGTAGATGAGGATGAGTTCATTTGAATTACTGTGCCAGCATCGGCTGCTATTAATACATAAGATGTAGTTTTAGTAACTGGCGCTCCACCACCCATCGCGGTAGCTTGTAAATCGGTCATTTGTGCAGCTGTCAGCACCTGCCCAGTTGTAAAGGTTTGTTTTGCCATTGTGCTCCTTAGTAACTTAGTGTATTGGTATCTAGTAACCCATATAAACTAGAATCCAATATGAATCCATCTATTATAGGCTCTAATGTGGTAAATGTCGTCTTCCATGAGTTCACAGATATTGAGTGTTGAACGCCAAATACCTGCAAATTCTTGGTAATACTTGATGTGCCCACCGTGGCAGGCTGGGTAGTCGTAATGCTTATTGGGTCAAAATAATCAAGATCTAAAGCTGCAATAATGCCTGAATTGTAGTTAGCATAATAAAGATCTAAAGTCATAGCATCGCATCGGATAGTAGTCTCAGCTCTGGAAGCCACATAGGCCAAGGCATAATTTAAGGCTTCGGCAGTAGTTTGCATAAGTAGATCATTTTGGGTATAAGAGTGAACAAAATATTTGGCTATAGATGCCGAACTTATGGCAGTTTGAGTGGCTAATCCTGTAGCGGTAATAGCGGCCTGATTAACTACCTGAGCATCATTAAGAAGCCACATTGCATTAAAGTATGAAATGTTTGTGCCATTGTCATTAAAAACTACTGGTGTGTTGGCAGGGCTACTTGTGCAATAACTTCTATTTTTAAAAGTTGCAATTCCATTAGGATCAATATAAAAAGCACCATACTCAGTAGTTTGAACAGTTTGAATTGCAGTTAAAGCACTTCTTTGAGTTCCCGGATCTGCCTGACAAATAGTACCACCAGTTTGAATTGATCTAAGAGATGTTGGCCAACCAACCTGATCTAAAATTCTTCCAATTCTTGTACCAGTATCTTCTCCTGCAACAGCCCCAGTTATTGTAGTAACCAAAGCATTGGAAAGAAGTCGCATTCCATCAATGGCGGTTATTGTGGTATAGACCACTTCTCCCACATTCTTAGGAGTTACTGTGTTGTAACCAGTAATGTAACCCGAAAACAAAGGATAGGTTGTAGATCCGTATGTAGCAGTTATTTGAACTTTACGCATTGGAGTCAAAAGATTGTAATAAGGGCTAGATGCATTCTGTGGATTAAAATCACCATTTTGATCAACAATACGCATGGTTAAAGTACCAGCCTGGAATTGATCAGCGGATGCGTTACGGCCTCTAGATGTTGTAATTGCATCTAATTGATCTGATACGTCAACAATTACAGATGATGAATCTGCAAGAATATTTGTCCCTAAAATACCCTGACCAATAATAAAAGCTTGGCCAAAAGATGCACCGGTAGAAAAGTTAATAAAAGCATTGACTGTTGGAATTGCCATTAGCCACCACCAAAGCCATAGCCACCAGGGGCTAGTGAGTAACCACCTTTTTGTAAATCAATGTATGTTTGTTGAATTACCTTTGTTAAATTAGATGGATCTATCATGCTGGAAGCATCAATGTTGACTGTAATAGTTTGACCAGCAGCCTGTTGAGATGCTAATTGTGATTGGAAGTAACCAACAGCTTGTGCAGTATATCTAGCACTTGAAGCGGTATCTTGTAATGAAAATCCTTGTGCCATTAATTGCGCTTGTGCTTGTTCAGCAGCTTGATTAGGTGTAACACCAGTTAAAATATCTTTAGTTAAAAGTGGACTTAATTGATTGTTTGCTATTGCTTGACCTAAACCAGATGATGCACTTGGTAATGAAACAGATACCTGTTGAGCAGCATTAGTTTTTTGATTGATTAAGGCATTCATACCAGCAATCATTTTGATTAAATCTTGTATGTACCCAGGCCATTCAGAAAATGGATTTAGGGCTTTAGGAAGTGAAGCAATAGTCTTAGCAAGGTCTGTAGTTTGTAATTGAGATATTAATAATTGCTGACTTAATTGATCTGCTGTTTTAGCATTGTTAGTAAGCAAAGCTAATTGTAGATCTAATCTTAATCGCTCATTGTCTGTAATCTTATTTTGTAAAGCAGCATAAATTTCAGCTTGTGCTACATCAAGGATAGTTCCTGCTCTAGATAAAAGTATTTGATCTTTGGCAGCCGCTGATTGGGTTTTAGCAGCTGTAGTTTGTAATTTAGCCGTATTTGCTTGAACTTTGGCTAACTTCTCAGCTCTAGAATCTGCTGCTTTGGCGGCACCGCCACGATCAGATCCAGCACCCGGAGTAATAATTGTTTTGCCAGTTAAATCACTCCAGAATTTTTTCCAAGTAGATCCTTGAAATAATTGTAAATTGCCAATAATAAACTTGCTTACATTTCCAGCCAAATATCCCATTGCATTACCCAGACCAGTAATTGCTGCGGTAGTTTGATCTATACTACCCGCGGAATCTAAGCCTGTTAAAATACCTTTACCAATTGATTGTTTTAATTGATCGTAAGCCACACCAAGTTTCATAATATCGCCTGTATAACCTTGGGCAGCATAAGCGGCTTGACCTTGGAAAGTGCTATTTAAAACTTTAACAATATCAGCAAAGTTAGATCCTTGTAATTCAGCCTTTGATAAGCCCACGCCTAATCTTTGTAAAGCTGTATTATTTCCTAAATAACCTTTGCTCAAAGCAGCAATTACTGAACTAAGGTCTTTACCAGTTCCAGCAGATACATCTAAAGCTGTATTTAATAAAGATTGCGCCATGGCGGTATCATGGGTTGCAATCAATAATGAGTTATATGCTGGTTTTAACTGCTCGTCTACAATACCAACTTGCAAAGATAATTTGTTTAAATACATATCCACGGCTGGAGATTTGTATGTCATGCCTAGATTGTTTAATGTTTGATTAAGTGCTTTGCCAGCCTTTTCAGATTCAATAAACGCTTTTACTGCGCTTTCACCAAAAGCAATAATTTTGCGTACTGCAAATGCTGCGCCAAGGGTTTTGCCAACCTTATGGGTTAATTTCTCAAAATCAGTTAATTGTTTTTTACCTTTGTCAAGTGCTTTACCATTATATTCACTAGTAATTTTAACAAATACATTTGATTCAACGGCCATTATGGTTTAGCCCTTCGATTAAATTCTGTAATTGCTTTATTGATTGCTTTAATTCCAGCAGGTATTGCTTTGTTATTCTGACGAGCCCATGCACGATAAATTAAACGACCTTTAGTTTTACCACCACCAACTAATTGGCCACCCATAGAATTAATAAACTGCATACCTGCTTTTGGATTGCTTGAATGTGAGTATTTTTTACCGGCTATTCCTTTACGGCCTACCCATGGTTGACCAGAAGGATTTTTACGACCAGCAGTCTCATAGATAGCACCAGCAGCAGTTTTGTTATAAACAATATAACTTGATTGAAAACCAGCTTCATTTGCTTTGCTTTTACCCTGAGTATAAACAATTCCTTTTTTAACAGCTGCGGCATTAAATACTCGGTTTTCCCAAGTGCCATGTTGATTCATCCAGCCAGAGACCTGCTTAAAAGGTACATAACTTCTAGCTTCATTTCTTGTAGGCAACATAATGGCTTTTAATTCATCATTCATTTGTTTATAAAGATCAGGTGCAAACTCTTTCATGGCACGCTTAGTATTAGCGAGGCCTTTTAGTTCGACTGGCATTTCTAATCGCCTCATTCCGATCTTTTAAGACTTGAATAATGTTATGTAACATATCCGAATCTAACTCTGATAAAGATTGAGGGGCGATACCTGTTTCAACTGCAATTGCTGCAATTGTATAGGTCATCGAACCTCTATCTAAAAATTTGCGTCGTCATCCAATACTTCAACTTTGGTTAGTGTCTCCACAAACTCAATGGTGAAACTTGGTACGGTTACACCGGACTTCCGCAAGCATTCCCAAGCAAGCCAATAAATATCTGACTGCCTTTCCTGCTCACGGAAAGTCTTATGTATTCCTGATTTGAAATGTAATTCAAAGGCCATTTCGATCG